TATCAAAAGCTGTAGGCAATAAAAAACCCCGCCGAAGCGGGGCTGGTGTTACTGATCCGTCCTTTCAATCCACTTGGCGCCGATCACACTCGGGAACCACTCACAGACCCAAGCGTCCTCCGTCATCGCCTTGCAGATCACGCGCCCAGTACTAGCGGGCTTGTGTGGCTTGATCTTGCTCATTACATAGTACGGTGTGCCGCGCACGTGAACTACATCGCCGTGCTGCACTTCAACGTCACCGCTCTCTTCGTATACAAGTCTCATGGTTGATACCCTTTCGTAAGTGGGGTGGCTCGCGCCACCCCATATGGTTTAGTCACAGACGATCTGATACTTGTGCTTCTCGACCAGCTCAGTGCCGATTACTACTTTGCGGCAAGTAGGACTGGTAGACTTGACGTAGCCAACGACCCTTACTTCCCACTTATCAGTCGAGAAAACGTAATCCCGATTGATTGCTTCAGCGTAGTCTTTCGTACTCACATCGCCACCGAGCTTGTCTAGTTCGCCGGTCAAGTACTCTACGACCCACACAAGCTCTCGCTGTTTGAAGCTCTCAAGGTCGTACATATAGACCGTGATGCTAGGCTTGCCACACCACACGTGCAGTACCACACGGCCTGTCTCACCTACTGCGTAAATCAGTGGCTGAATCAATCTAGTCACCAATGTACGGCACTTGCCGCTCTTCAGTACTGCACGACGCTCTTTCGCGTAGCGAATGTCAGCTGCCATAGACTCTAATGCTGCGTCGATGATATCGACTGGGGTTTGGATGGTAGACATTGTGTCTTCCCTTTCTATCAAATGAACCGGCACTAATTTCATCCGGTAATTGAATTCTACATGATAGGTAGTATATGTCAAGTTAATTCCGCGCGACCCCACCCATACCCCACCCCCCAGATATGCGCGATGGTTCCATCGCCGCTGTATACACTAGGAAACGCACCAACGACATCACACTTTTTAAAAACCCCCCACAAAAATATTTCGCAAAAATTTTCCAAAACTCAGTTGCTATTTTAACAACCCTTTACATTATCCCAACACCTGCTATATTCCACAAGCCAGCTGCGCTGTGCATAATTCTGTTAGGCCACAGAAAGCCAATATGAATACCCTTATCCCGAACATCGAGGAAGATATTCCTCTCCCAGCCTCAGCACTTGAGGCGATGCCCGACCTCACCCCGCAAGAAGAGATAGAGATGCGGGCGCGTACTATTAAGTTAGTCGCTGACCTAAACAACAAGCCTATTGAACCGACCGCCGAACACATTGATCAGGCGAGGGAAATCGCGCATCAGATGGTGCATAACCCGTCACACCGCCCCCAGTTTGCTAAGTACCCTAATGAAGTAATGGCGTATCTCGCAGGGATGGTGGCTCAAAGCAACTGCATGATCGTTGAAGAGCTATCTGATCTGAAACTATATGTAGTTAATAAGCTGGTGGCAGAGATTGAAAACGCTAAAGACCCCAAGGCGCGGATCGCCGCCCTAAAGAGCCTTGGCGAAGTCGATGGTGTGGACGCATTTAAGAAGCGTTCTGAGGTGACTCATAAGGTTCAAAGTCTCGAAGAAGTCGAAAGAGAGCTAATTGAGACCCTAAACATGCTCGAAGATCAGGTCATCGACGTCGAAGTACGCGAAACGGGGGCGGGACTTGGCGCTTGATACCCTAAAACTGTCACCGAGTGACATAAATAAGCTGCGGGCGAAGCTCCCGACGATGCCGGAAAAGCAGAAACGGCGTACGGCTGAACTATTAAAGAAGTACAAAGAGGAAGTCACAAGAGAAATCAGCAAAGATTCGTTCCTAGACTTCGTAAAACACGTGTATCCGGGCTATAAAGTGGGCCCACACCACTATAGATTAGCGAAAATCTTTGAAGATATTGCCGCTGGACAGAAAAAACGGGTGATTGTGAACATCGCCCCCCGTCACGGCAAGTCAGAACTCATCTCCTACCTCGCTCCGGCGTGGTTTTTGGGCAAATATCCCCAAAAGAAGGTCATTATGGCCTCGCATACCGCTGATTTGGCGGTTCAGTTCGGTCGTAGGGTACGAAATCTCGTTGGATCGGAGGCATACCGTGACATTTTTCCGCAGATTGAGCTACAGGCGGACTCAAAGAGTGCGTCAAGATGGGGTACCAACTTCAACGGAGAGTATTTCGCCATTGGGGTGGGCGGCGCTCTTGCTGGGCGGGGTGCTGACCTATTTATTATTGACGACCCCCATTCTGAACAAGAAGCAAAACTGGGAAGACCCGAGGTGTTTCTACCCGCGTGGGAGTGGTTCCAGTCAGGACCAATTCAGCGTCTTATGCCGGGTGGTGCGATTATCGTAGTGATGACCAGATGGAGCAAACTTGATCTTACTGGGCAAATTATCACGCAAATGGAGCGCAGCGAGGATGTGGATCGCTGGGAAGTGGTGGAGTTCCCGGCAATCGACGAGAACGACAACGCTCTCTGGCCCGAATTCTGGCCGGTTGAGGAGCTGCTGGCGAAAAAGGCATCACTGGATATTCGATACTGGAATGCACAGTACATGCAGCAGCCGACGTCAGAAGAAGGAGCGCTAATAAAACGCGAGTGGTGGCAGATGTGGGAAGAGGACAACCCACCACAGTGCGAATTCATCATTATGAGCTTGGATGCTGCACAAGAAGCAAACAATCGCTCTGACTTTAACGCCCTAACAACGTGGGGTGTGTTCTACAACGAGGAAGTAAACAACTACAACATCATTCTCTTGAACTCAATCAAGAAGCGTCTTGAGTACCCAGACCTCAAGCAGTTGGTGTTGGAAGAGTATCGTGAATGGGAACCAGACTCGTTCATTGTAGAAAAGAAGTCTTCTGGCTCCGTGTTGTACCAAGAGATGCGGCGTATGGGTGTGCCAGTACAAGAGTTCACACCGGGCAAAGGACAAGACAAGATTTCTCGCGTAAACGCTGTCTCTTCACTGTTTCATGGTGGCATTGTGTGGGCACCCCAGAGGCGATGGGCGATGGAGGTGATCGAAGAATGCAACGACTTCCCATCAGGCATTAACGACGACTTGGTTGACTCGACTACGCTGGCTCTACTACGTTTCCGGCAAGGTGGGTTTATTAGACTGCATAACGACGAACCTGAAGAAATTCAGCTGTTTAAGTCGAAGCGCAACCGCGCTTACTATTAAGGACTACGCATGATTGGATCTACTTTTATGTACTACGAGCGGGCTATGCCGCCTGACTTTTGTGACTACGTTATCAAGAGTTTGGACTGGTCGCACGCTGGGATTGGCACAACCCGGGAAGAATCTGGCGCGGAATCTACAAGACTTCGCAGAGTTAAGATTTTGCCGGAGCATTTAATGTCCCCGCTTGGCTCGGTCTGCAAAAACTACATGATCGACGGCAACAGCAGAACACAGTGGAGCAAGTCAATTTGCGGCTTCGACATTCCACAGATTCTGAAGTATGAGACGGCAGACCACTATTGGTGGCATCACGACGTACTCCCGCCCGTAGATGGGAAGCAACGTCGCGTCTCGCTATGTATGCTGTTAAATGACCCGTCCGAGTTTGAAGGCGGACAGCTTGAGCTTAAAGACAAGACTGACAACGCGCTAAAGAACAAAGGCGACATTATCGTGTTTGATTCAACCGCAATGCACCGAGTTGCTCCTGTAACTAAAGGCGTTCGCATTTCGGCTGTGTGCTGGGCTTATGGATTTTATGAGGACTAATCATGAGTATCGAAAAAGGTTTATATGCAGCTCCGCAAGGACTGGATCAGGCAGTAATGGAGCCTGATATGGAAATTGAGATCGAAGACCCAGAAGAGGTAAAGATTCGCGCTGGTGATCTTGAGATCGATATTGACCCAGAAGAAGCACCAGAGGATGAGTTTGAGGAGAACTTAGCAGAAGAGATGCCGGAGTCCGTGCTGTCTACGCTTGCTAATGATTTGATTGACGAATATGAGGAGGATGTATCTAGTCGCAAAGACTGGATACAGACGTACGTCGATGGGCTTGATTTGTTGGGGATGAAGCTTGAAGAACGGACAGAACCTTGGGCAGGTGCTTGCGGAGTTACACACCCTCTTCTCTCAGAAGCGCTCGTCAAATTCCAATCTGAAACGATTATGGAGACTTTCCCGGCTGCTGGGCCGGTTAAAACGAAAATCATCGGTAAGGAGACTCCTGAGAAAAAAGAGGCGTCCGAACGAGTAAGAGACGACATGAACTATCGTCTAACTGAAGAGATGCCGGAGTATCGTCCTGAGCATGAGCGCATGTTATGGGGCTTGGGGCTATCAGGTAACGCATTTAAGAAGGTGTACTACGACCCGTCACTAGGACGGCAGACATCGATCTATGTACCTGCTGAAGATGTTGTGGTGCCATACGGCACGTCTAGTTTGCGAACAGCAGAGCGTGTAACGCACGTGATGCGTAAGACTGAAAACGAGATTAGAAAGCTGCAAGTTGACGGCTTCTATCGTGACGTTGATCTTGGCGAGCCGGTCGATACCTTTGAAGAGATCGAGAAGAAGATCGCTGAGAAGATGGGCTTTCGGATTACGACCGACAGCCGCTATCGACTACTTGAGATGCAGGTTGACCTAGACCTGCCCGGCTATGAAGATGAAGACGGTATCAAGCTGCCATACATTGTCACTATAGATAAGTCGTCGCAGAAAGTTTTGTCTATTCGTCGCAACTGGAGACCGACAGACAAGCTAAGAAACAAGCGTACGCACTTCGTCCACTACGGCTACATCCCCGGCTTTGGCTTCTATTGCTTCGGTTTCATCCACTTGATCGGGGCGTATGCGAAGAGCGGTACGTCTATTCTCCGTCAGCTTGTTGATGCAGGCACCCTGTCTAACCTGCCGGGTGGACTAAAGACACGCGGTATGCGTGTTAAAGGCGACGATACACCGATCTCTCCGGGTGAGTTTAGAGACGTGGATGTTCCGAGCGGTGCGATACGCGACAACATTTTGCCGCTGCCATACAAGGAACCATCGCAAGTTTTGGCTGGATTGATGAATCAAATCATCGAAGAAGGGCGCCGGTTTGCTAACGCAGCTGAGTTGCAAGTAAGTGATATGAGTGCGCAGGCACCTGTAGGCACGACACTAGCGATTCTAGAAAGAACCCTGAAGATCATGTCGGCGGTGCAGGCGCGTATCCACTACTCGATGCACGAAGAGTTCCGGCTTCTAAAAGAGATCATCAGGGACTTCACGCCACCGGACTATGACTACGACCCTGTAGATGGCGACCGTCGGGCTAAGCAGAGTGATTACGACCAAGTGGATGTGATTCCGGTTAGTGATCCGAACGCTGCAACGATGAGTCAGAAGGTTGTGCAGTACCAAGCGGTACTACAGCTGGCACAAACAGCACCACAACTGTATGACATGCCACTACTCCACAGACAGATGCTGGATGTGTTGGGTATTAAGAACTACACCAAGCTAGTACCGACGGAAGACGACACGCGCCCGCGTGACCCTATTACAGAGAACCAGAATATTTTGATGGGTAAACCTGTCAAAGCGTTCCTGTATCAGGATCATCAAGCGCATATTGCTGTTCACATGGGAGCTATGCAAGACCCGAAGATACAGCAGATAGTTGGTCAGAACCCACAAGCACAGATGCTGCAAGCAGCGATGATGGCTCATATTAATGAGCACGTCGGGTACGAGTATCGCAAGCAGATGGAAGCAACGATGGGTATACAGCTGCCGAACTACGAGGAGGACGAGGACATCGAGATTCCGAAACAGATGGAAGTCCAGATTTCTCAAGCAGCAGCCCAAGCTACCCAGCAGTTACTACAGCAGCACATGCAGGAAGCTCAACAACAGCAGGCTCAGCAGCAGATGCAAGACCCGATCATCCAGATGCAGATGCAAGAGTTGCAGATCAAGCAGGCAGAAGTTCAGCGCAAGATCGCTAAAGATCAGGCGGACGCCGCCGCGCGTGAGAAGCAGTTGCAGATCGAGCTTGAGCGGATCAATGCTCAGAAGGAGATCGCTGGGGCAAACATGGCAGTCAAGGTTGAGACTGACCGGATGCGCAGCAACAGACAACAAGAGTCTGAAGGCTTTAGAGCAGGCATGGAAATGCAAAGACAACGCCAACAGCAGCCGAATCGCCCCCCACAGAAAGGGAAGAGTAAATGAACGTGCTTGAAGCGATATTGAAAGAGATCAGAGGCCGTCGGACACAACTTTCCGACGGTCTGGGCAATAGCTCAGCCAAGAGCTATGAAGAGTACCGGTTTATCTGCGGTGAAATTCGAGGTCTCACCGCAGTTGAGTCTTACGTATTAGACCTCGCAAAACACTTGGAGTATTCAGATGACTGAACTAGCCATCGCTACAGAGAGCGGTGAGGTGTCAACCCTGCCACAGACCGCAGAAGAAAAAGCAGCACAGCTTCCGGAACCGGCGGGGTACCACATCCTTGTCGCTATTCCAGACATTGATGATAAGTACGAGAGCGGTCTGATAAAGGCAGACCAGACCAAGCATTTCGAGGAAGTCCTTAGCACGGTCTTCTTTGTCGTGAAACTTGGACCAGACTGTTACAAAGATGATAAGCGGTTCCCTAGCGGCCCTTGGTGTAAGCAGGGGGATTTCATCTTGGCACGTCCCAACAGCGGCACCAGACTGAAGATTCATGGACGGGAGTTCCGTCTAATTAATGATGACTCGGTGGAAGGTGTTGTCCAAGACCCACGCGGTATTTCACGCGCATAAGGAGATAGCTATGCCTATGGAACAAAACGAGTACAAGTTCCCCGACGAAGTCGAGGATACTAAGGCACAAGTCGAAGACGAGGAGGAGTTTGTCGTTGAGATTGACGACGACACCCCCGAAGAAGACCGTGGTAAGGAGCCACTTCCCCCCGAAGTAGTCACTTCGCTGGAGAAGCCGGAGGACGGCGGGGAGTACCCCGAGGAAGTAGTCAGCCGGTTCAAACAGTATAAGAAGGCTTGGCATGACGAACGTAGGGAGAAAGAGAAAGCCCTGCGTGAGCAAGAAGAAGCTCTACGGATAGCTCAAAGCATCCTTGAGGAGAACCAGCGCCTCAAAGCTACTCTCTCGTCTGGTGAGCAGGAGTACATCGCCACAGTAAAAGCAGCGGCGGAAACCGACGTTGAAGTGGCGAAAAGGAACTATCGGGAGGCGTATGACTCGGGTGACGCTGAGAAGTTAGTTGAGGCACAGGCAGCTCTAGTGGATGCGTCTTTGAAGTTAGATCGCACAAGAAACTTTAAACCCACTTTACAAGAACCCGAAACTGAGGTACAACTCCCGCAAATCCGGCAGGAACAAAAGCCCGCCGACCCAAAGTTCGTAGATTGGCAGCGCCGTAACTCTAATTGGTTCAATAAGGACGAGGAGATGACGGACGCAGCGATGGGACTGCATAAAAAGTTGTATCGTGAGTACGGCGCGGAATACCTTGGCACTGACGACTACTACAAGCGTATCGACGAGACGATACGTAGGCGATTCCCAGAAGCCTTTCCTAAAGAAGCTGAGCCACAAAAGCCTCAGACAAGTAAGCCGAGTACCGTTGTAGCGTCAGCTAAGCGGAGCACGGCTCCGAAGCAAGTCAGGCTAACGACTACACAAGCAGCGTTGGCAAAGAAGTTCAAACTGACTCCGGAGCAATACGCCCGCGAAGTCCTTAAATTACAAGGGAGCTGATTATGAGCGAGAACCGTCTTACTAGAGAATTGGAAAACCGTGCGCAACAGGAACGCCCTAAGCAGTGGGCCCCTGCGGAAACTTTGCCGGAACCTGATAAACAGGCCGGATTTGCGTACAGGTGGATACGTGTTTCGACACTAGGCACTGCTGATCCACGCAACTTGTCAGGCAAGTTACGCGAGGGTTGGGAACCCGTAAAAGTATCGGAACAACCTAAATTTAAACTGCTAATCGATCCTAATAGTCGCTTTGGCGAGAATATTGAGATCGGTGGGCTGTTGTTGTGCAAGACGCCGCAAGAGTTTGTAGGACAGCGTAATGAATATTATGCGAACCAAACTCAAGCGCAGACTACTGCAATTGACAACAGCTTCATGCGAGAGAACGACGCGCGGATGCCGCTCTTTGCGGAGCGTAAATCCTCAACGTCGTTTGGTAAAGGTTAATTCTTTAATTACTGGAGCTTAATATGGCTTATCCGACTGTAAATGCCCCTTACGGGCTAAAGCCGATCAATTTGATCGGCGGTCAGGTGTTCGCGGGCCAAACTCGTGAACTCCCGATTGCAAGCAACTACGGTACCGCTATCTATAACGGCGATATCGTTCGCATCTCGGGCGCTACCATCGTCAAAGAAGCAGGCACTACGACTGTCTCGGCAACGGGCATCGTGGGCGTGTTCCTTGGCTGTAGCTACACTAACCCATCCACCGGTCAAAAGCTGTTCGCTAACTCGTATCCGGGTAGTGTCGTTGCTTCGGACATTCTGGCTTACGTGGCAGATGATCCTGACCAACTGTTTAAGGTTGCTGTGACTGGCGGCGCTACCTCATCCACGATCACCCCGATCTCGGGTTCGATTCTGGGCGACAACCTCGCTATTTCGCAGCCTGCGTCGAACACCACTATTTCGGGCAATTCGAATATCGGTGCTTACGATTCTGGCTCGAACACTGACCAGTCGCTGCCACTGCGTGTCGTTGATCTCGTTCCTGAGACCACTAACGCTGCTGGTAACTACAGCGAAGTCATCGTCAAGTGGAACGCTCCGTACCCAACAGCGACTACAACCGCTGCCGGTAGCCCGCTCGTCTATACCACTACGGTAACGATTAACGGCGGCCACTCGTATCTCAACCCGACTGGTCAAGCCAGCGTATAAGGAGCTTAAATCATGGCTATTTCACGCGCACAACTACTGAAAGAGCTGCTCCCCGGCTTGAACGCATTGTTCGGTCTGGAGTACGCTCGTTATGGCGAAGAACACAAGGAAATCTACGAAACCGAGACTTCCGAGCGTTCGTTTGAAGAAGAAACCAAGCTGTCTGGCTTCTCAGCAGCTCCGGTGAAAAACGAAGGTTCTGCAATTGCGTACGATAATGCGCAGGAAGCATGGACTGCTCGATACAACCACGAAACCATCGCTCTGGGTTTCTCGCTGACCGAAGAGGCCATCGAAGATAACCTGTATGACAGCCTGTCGGCTCGTTATACCAAGGCGCTGGCTCGTGCTATGTCGTACACCAAGCAAGTTAAGGCGGCTAACGTCTTGAACAACGGCTTTTCCTCGTCCTATCCGGGCGGTGATAATCAGGCCCTGTTCTCGGCATCCCACCCACTCGTCTCCGGCGGCACTAACTCGAATATTCCTTCGACTCCTGCTGACTTGAACGAAACTTCGTTGGAAAACGCTGTGATTCAAATCGCTGCGTGGACTGACGAACGTGGTCTGCTGATTGCTGCTAAGCCTAAAAAGCTGATCGTCCCACCAGCTCTCCAGTTCGTTGCTACTCGTCTGTTGGAAACCGAACTCCGCGTCGGCACTAACGACAACGACATCAACGCCCTGAAGAACAACGGTTCGATCCCAGAAGGCTATACGATTAACCACTTCTTGACCGACACAAACGCATGGTTCCTGACCACTGACGTTCCAAACGGCATGAAGCACTTTATTCGTACGCCGCTGGCGAACTCGATGGACGGTGACTTTGACACCGGCAACGTGCGTTACAAGGCTCGTGAGCGTTACTCGTTCGGCTGGTCTGACCCGCTGGGCATGTTTGGCTCGCAAGGCGCGTAATAAAAAGGGGGGCTTTACGCCCCCCTTTTTGTAGTATATAAAGGCAGTAATTCCGGGATTTATCCGGCACGTCAAACAGGCTCCCGGCCTGACTTCATGCAGATTGACGCGCCTAACCGCATGAGGAAAAACATGGCTCTTTCTACCACCCAAAGTATTTGGCGTTCGGGCGGCGGCGACACGACTCGCACCGCGTATTGTGGTTCTGGCCTTATGGCTGCACAGTTCTACATCGCTGATGCTTCCCCAGCTACTGCTGGCACCAACGTCAAAGTCTCGTCTGCTTCGGGCGCAGCAAACCTCATTCTCCCGTCTGGCGCTGTTATCGTTTCTATTTCGGTAACTGATGCTGGTGCTGGTACTTGCGATATTGGCGCAACCGGCTACACCTCTGGCACGGTTGACAACAACTTCTTCGCTTCTGCGCTGGACGTATCTGCTGTCGGCACCACTTCGATTGGCTCGGTTGTGACAGGCGCGGCGCTGACAGAAATGTCGTATGTGACCGTGACCGACAATACTTCGGCCTCGGGCACTGTGGCTGGCGTAATCACTTACTTCGTCACCGATCCGCTGGTTGGTCAGCAGAACGTCTAATTGAGGAGCCTGTTATGGCGATGCAATACGACGTAAAGTCATTCCACGCGACAAGCTCTTCGCTTGCGTACGCGGATCGTACCCGGCTGAAGGGCGTAGTTATATCGCCCTCAACTTCGACGACGTTTAACTCATGTGTGGTTGATACACAGGGGGCGTTGTCGGGTACGTATGATATTCCGGGGTCAACGACTTGTACCGTTACCATCGCTAATCATGGGCTGTCGAACGGCGATACGGTTGGACTTAACTTTACGACTGGTACGGCAGTAGACGATTCGTATACGGTATCAAACGTAACAACGAACACGTTTACTATAACCACGGCGAGTTTGACCACGAGCGGCAATGTGACGATGTACCCAAAAGTACTTGTCGAGCTGGATTGTTCTTCGGGTACGGCGTTTTACACGTTGATACCGGGCGAAGGCATTCTTGCGCAGGGCGGTCTGTTTTGCTTGTTGCCGTCTACCACGATAACGATGACTATTTTCTACGGGTAGCGCCATGATGCAAACAGACGTTAAGTCCGCCCGTGCAGCAAGTACAGGACTGCTGGTAACGCAGGCCCCAGCGCGTTTGAAGTCGATTACGGTGACAAGTGCGACTGTGTCTACGAGAAGTACCTGTGTATGCGACCCGGTAGAACAGAAGTCTGGCACCTACAGCCGTACAAGCCCAAGTGCCACAATCACAGTCACAATAGTAAACCACGGCCTTGAGACTGGGGATCGGGTGTTTCTGGACTTCACGTCAGGGACAGCACGGGATGGCGCGTACACAATTACAAAGACGGGCGACGACACGTTTACTTGTGCAGATGCGCCGACTACGACTACTAGTGGCAACGTCACGATGTACAGCAGTATTGCTTTAGAGATCACTACTTTTAATACGGTTGGCTTGCCTATCTTGATTCCGGGCGAAGGCATCTACTGCCCTAACGGTATCTTTGTGGGTTGTGGCTCATCGGTAACTGCGACGGTGTTCTATGGCTAAGACTCCAGCATGGCAGCGCAAGGAAGGTAAGTCTGAGAAGGGCGGCTTGAACGCCAAAGGACGTGCCTCGTATAACGCAGCTAATCCGGGTAAGCCCGGTCTAAAAGCCCCACAGCCGGAAGGCGGGGCTAGGAAGAAGTCATTCTGTGCCCGGATGTCAGGGATGAAGAAGAAGCTGACTTCGTCTAAGACCGCGAACGACCCGAACAGCCGTATTAATAAAAGTTTAAGGGCGTGGAAGTGTTGACTATGGACTTAGCATTCGTTTGGAACGGCGCGCTATCGCTATTTGTGGGCTTGTTTGCATACATCGCCCATGAGAAGTTTTCTGAGTTGGCACGTATCACGATTCTTTTGAACAAGACTCGTGAGGAAATTGCACGGGATAATGTAACGCAAGCAGAAGTAGACCGTATTACCGATCACATAGATCAGCGATTCAACCGGTTGGAGACCAAGATAGACCAACTAATTGAGTCTCAGCGGAGAATGTTATGAGAAAGAAGACTAGGAAATTCGCCAGTGGCGGCGACATCCTGAACACCATAGGTGCAGGGATGCTCGGCTATGCTCTGTATAAGAAGTTAAAGGGCGAAGACAAAGACGAGAAAAAGCCAGAAGCTGTAGGCGGTGCTGGTCGTCGTCCTAGAACTATTGAAGAACAGATTGGTCGTAAGGCTGAGCCGAAGGCGGAAACGAAAGAAGAATATCTTGAGAAGCGTGGTGCTAAGCCCTTGCAAGAAACCGGCACGCGCGAGAACCCTCTTTATAAAGAGGACGAGGATAAGCCTAAACCCGCGCCTAAAAAAGTAACGCCAAAGGCTGAAAAGACAAAGAATGTAACTCCCGCTGCGCAAGACACTTCAGGCGAAGCACCAGCAAAACTTGGGTCACAAGGCAATTTTAAATTTAGTTCCAAAAATTTTGCCCCAAAAGGTACTCAATCTGTTGGCGAAACTCTTGGCATGGTAAAGCCGGGTGAAGCTAAAGGAACACAGACTCTTGGTGAGCGTATCAAGGGCACTATGGATTCGGCTGGTAAAAGCGTGGTGCGTACCCCGCAACAGCGTATGGCTGATGCCGCAAGGGAAGTTGAAGAGCGTCGCAAGAAAGAGTCTGGTATGAGGCGCGGTGGCGCAGTTAAGAAGTACGCGTCCGGCGGTTCAGTAGGTTCAGCATCTAAGCGTGCTGATGGTATCGCACAACGTGGCAAAACCAAAGGAAGGATTTGCTAATGGCTAAGCAAGATAATCGTCGTCCGAAGGGCGATACAGGTGTGGCTGAAATTTATACCGCAGATAAGGGCAACCCACCGCCTGACCCGGATATGGGTTCGGTGAAAGGCGCTAAGCCAGTCGCTCCTGCTACCCCTACAAAGAAAGCTAAGGGTGGCTACGTCCGTGCAGCGGACGGCATTGCCCAGCGGGGCAAGACCAAAGGGAGAATTTGCTAATGAAAGAGAAACTACACTACGACGACAAGGGCTCTACTTTTAAAGAAGCCTTTGCCGAAGCCCGCAAAGAGGGCAAGAAGAGCTTTGAGTGGAATGGTGAGAAGTACAACACCAAGCTGAAAGAAAAAGATAAAGGTCCTGATGAGTCCGAGCGTCCGGCTAGTAAAAAGGACGAGGACGAGGGCGAAACTAAAAAGCCAACCAATCGTGGTACGGCAGCGGCTCTTGCTGGTACGGGTGTGGCTCTTGGTGCGGCAGCAGCACTTAGCGGCATGAGGAAGTCTGAGCAGGATCGTAAAGAACGCGCCAGTAAACCCCCTGTTAGTGGGGCTGGCAAAATGGCAGGTTCTAGTCTAAGAGACCCTTATTCTATGAATCTTGGCAGTGATCTAGACCCTAAAAGAACCATGCGTGGTAACAAACGTATGGGGATTGATAGCCGTGATGTAGAGTTTAAGAAGGGCGGTAAGGTGTCTTCGGCTTCTAATCGCGCAGATGGTATTGCCCAGCGTGGTAAGACCAAGGGAAGGATTTGCTGATGCCAGCTAAATCTGCCAAGCAAGAAAGATTCATGCAAGCAGTAGCGAATAACCCGAAGTTCGCAAAGAAGGTTGGCGTCCCTGTAACCGTGGGACAAGAGTTTACTAAATCAGGAGGCGGTATGGCATCGAAAATGAATCCCGGCATGATGGCAATGATGAAGAAAAAAGCAGGCGCTAAGAAAATGGCGATGGGTGGCTACGCTTCTGGCGGTATGCCGATGGTCATGAAGGATGGTCAGAAAGTGCCAGCTTTTGCTGCTGATGGTAAGGGCAAGATGGCAAAAGGCGGCATGACTGCATCAAAGATGGGCGCTGTTAAGACTGCTGCTCCTAGCCGTGATGGCGTTGCTATGAAAGGCAAAACCAAAGGCAAGCAGGTCGTAATGGCTGGCAACAAACGCATGAACAAAGGCGGGTACTGCTAATGATGGCCTCGCGCGGCATGGGTGCAATTAACCCTTCTAAGATGCCCGGCGGGAAGAAGAAAGCCCGTCGGGATAACACCGATTTCACGCAGTACAAAGAAGGTGGGAAGGTTAAGTCCAAGGTCAACGAGGCGGGCAATTACACCAAGCCGGGTATGAGGAAGTCGATGTTTGAGAGCATCAAGGCGTCTGCGGTACAAGGCACTGGTGCAGGAAAATGGAGCGCGAGAAAAGCACAGCTACTCGCAAAGCGGTACAAGGAAAAGGGTGGAGGCTATCGTGGCTAGTAATAAAGAAAATCTTGCGCGGGAAAGAAACCCATCCGACAAATACGGCAGTATCCGTGAGTTTGGTACTGAAGAACGTATTAAACGCAAAAAAGGCGAAGCTATTAAAGATATGGCTTACGGCGCGGCGCTTTCCCCGTTAACAATTACAGCGGAAACTTTGGCTGGCGAAATACCTAAAGAAAAGCCAACCCCGATGGGAGGTGCGGCAGATTATCTACGCACGAGAGGTCGCGCAGCAGCCAAGGCGCTTAAGGATACGAAAGAATTTATAGGCGACGCAGCTTCAAAATATAAAGCTACCAAAGAACAAGAAGAAGATTTGGACAGGGAGCTTAAAAGCCAGATGAAGCGCGAAACTCGCGGTATGAAAAAAGGCGGCAAAGTTAAGTCTGCCTCGGCTCGTGCAGACGGCATTGCAATTCGCGGAAAAACGAGGGCATAAGTGAAAGCCCCGCAACAGTCGCTTAAAAGCTGGGGAGACCAGAAATGGCGGACTAAGTCCGGTAAACCCTCAAGTAAAACCGGTGAGCGGTATTTGCCGGAGAAGGCGATTAAAGCTTTGAGTCCGGCGGAGTATGCGGCAACGACCAAGGCAAAGCGGGCAGGCAAGAAGGCAGGAAAGCAGTTCGTAGCACAACCCAAGAGTATTGCGAAGAAAACAGCGGGGTTTAGGTAATGGCCTTTACAACCAACACAACTAGCTTTAACCCAGACCTCAACGAGATATTCGAAGAGGCGTTTGAGCGTTGTGGCTTGGAGTTGCGTACGGGCTATGATTTTCGTACAGCACGGCGTAGTCTGAACTTCCTGATTGGCGAGTGGGCTAACCGGGGTATTAACCTGTGGACTATTGAGCAGGGCTCGATCAACTTAGCGCAGGGAGTAACTACCTATGATCTACCTAGTGATACCGTTGATCTGGTTGAACATGTTATTCGCACTGATTCCGGACAGGGTCCTAACCAGACGGATTTGAACATCACCCGTATTTCGGTTTCGACCTACTCGACCATCCCTAACAAGCTGGCGCAAGGGCGTCCGATTCAGGTCTGGATTAACCGCCAGTCGGGGCAGCAAGTCGGGTCGAACGTAGCTGTACCGAAATACCCACAGATTAATGTCTGGCCTGCGCCGGATCAGGGCACAACTTTACAGCCGTACTACGTGTTTTATTACTGGCGATTAAAGCGTATTTACGATGCCGGTACCGGCACGAACGTGATTGATATACCGTTCCGCTTTCAGAATTGCTTGGTAGCAGGGCTGGCTTATATGATCGCAGTAAAGAAAGCAGAAGTTGACCCGATGCGGATTCAAGCGTTGAAGTTGATGTATGACGAAGCTTGGGACTTGGCGGCAGGTGAAGACCGCGAGAAGGCTGCTGACCGGCTTGTGCCGAGAGAGATGTTTTTCTAATGGGCAATAGGTTTGCTAGTGGTAAGAACTCGATTGCAGAATGTGACCGCTGCGGGTTTCGCTACAAGCTAAAAGAGTTAAAAAAGCTGACGATCAAGACCAAGCAGGTTACGATTAAGGTATGCCCTACGTGTTGGGAACCGGATCAGCCACAGTTGCAGTTAGGCATGTATCCGGTGCAAGACCCACAAGCAGTTCGGGAACCGCGTCCTGATAACAGCTATAGGCAGTCTGGCTACACAGGGTTGCAGTTGACGTTGAATACAGACTTTGGTGATCCGTCAGGTGGTAGTCGGATATTCCAGTGGGGCTGGTACCCGGTAGGTGGTTCAAGATCGGATGATGTAGGGTTGACACCAAATGCTTTAACGTCGCCCGCACAGATAGGTAGTGTAACAATCTCGTAGGAGTGACTATGGACAGCATGAAGAAAGTAGCTAAGGCGGAAGCCAGCAAAGCAGTCACAAAGCATGTGAAATCTATGCACAAGATGGCTAAAGGCGGCGTGACCGGCGAGGCTATGAAGAAGTATGGACGTAACATGGCGCGTGCTATGAACCAGCGCGGTACTTCTAGGAGCCGATAATGGAAAAGATTAAGTCTTCACCTCCATCAGTGCTTAAGTCTTACTCAGGCAAAGAGTGCATGAACGAGATGAACATCGCTGGTGGTGTAGTTAGCAAAGGTAACTACAAAGAGCCTAAGACCACTCCTC